ACCCCTAATCCAAGAAATGAGAAAAATGGGTGTCCCAGTAGTGGAATTCGTGCCAGTAAAGGGTAAAGATAAACATGCAAGAGTTCATGCATGTGCTCCGATATTTGAGTCTGGTCAAGTGTTCTACCCTGAGGGCGAGAGATTTGCAGAGGAGTTAATTGAAGAGTGTGCAGCCTTTCCATTCGGAGAACACGATGACTACGTGGACAGCACCACCCAAGCTGTGTTAAGATACCGTAAAGGGAATTTTGTTAGCTTATTTTCAGATGAACCCGAGGAACCAAAAAATAAACATGAAAGGCCAAAGTATTATTTCGAATGACGGATTTACCAAAGAAAAAACCTTATACTAAAGATCAGTTTTATACCTCAGCTTTAAACAGCATGAAAGGTATATCAGGAGGTATTGATAGAAATATGATGATCAACAATATTATTGAGAAAGGTAATAAGCTAAGAAAACAAGGAGTCTCAAGACAAGAAGTTATTGGCATTATAAAAAAAGCTAAAACTGCTCACGGAGATTGGTACAGAAACGCAAAGAAACGTGAACTAAGACGGAGAATGAAATGATAGATCAGTTACCTAAAATACCTGATGACGATACACCGGTTCAAGTTATACAGAAAACGCAGGAAAAAGTAACACTCAACGACCTGCCACCGCCAGGTGCTTTACTACAAAGAAAATTAACTGATCGTGAAATACTAGCGTTGAAAGCTTTTGGTACTGAAACATTAAATTTTTTGAATGAAGTATCTAAAGACATTCTTCCAGGTATCGGAGAAGCTAGAGCTATGGAATATACTAATCAAGAAATAGCTGCCTTTAAAAAAGCTGTCGAAGAAAAAGATGTTCCTGGAACCGTTGTTCATGGTATTGGAGTCCCAATTATGTCAGCAGGAACTTTACCTTATTGGTTAGGTGGGGGAGTCATTGGTGGAGCTGCAGCTTTTCTAATGAGAGATATTATCGGTAAAAGTTACCGTAACATGACATCTAAGTTTAGAATGCAAGAACCTGCTAGAGCAGCAACGACTAAACCTGATATCCCAGAAGAAATTTTAGAACAACCTGGTGTTAAGGCTGCAAACCAAAGATCAGAAGTTGCTATAAAGCAAAAAGACGTACCCGTAAAAATTACTGAAAAGTTTAACTTTGGAGAAACAGGAACTCCAGTTAGGACTAATTATTCTAAATCTAGTTCTGAGTTTTTAGGATCAAGATCATTCGATGTTATTGCAAAAGAAAATTTCACAGGGATGAATAATCAACAAATACAAAATAGAATGATTAATCTAATTAGAACAGGTAAAGTAAGCAGAGAAGAAATATTTGATGCAGGAATTTTAAAACTTGATGAAAACTTTAAGCCAATAGGTGGAGCTTTGTCATCGATTCCAAAAGAAATAGGTGGAACAATAAATAAACAAGATATTTTAAAAATGTTGAAGAATGCACCTTCACAAAGACTTAAGATAAATAGATATGGTAGTCCTGATTTTGATTCAGACTTTTTTGATTTATATGCTTCGACAGATATCATGGCAGCTAATTTAAGAGGTAATTTAAATGAGATTATTTTTAAAACAACAAATACTGCTGATAGAGCAGCTTTTCGGAACGTAGAAAAAACAATAGCAGATCTACAAAAATCATACGACAGAACTGCAATGAACAGAGCTGTAATTGCTAATTTTGCAAGCGATAGAAAACTAAATCCACTTAGAGATATTATACCGTCGTTGTCAGTTGGTGATCAACAAATCATGAGATCATTTATATCTAACATTGAAAAAATGAGGAAGTATGTTTCTCCTAGCAAGGGTGAGTTTGCGGGGCCTGCAAGACACGCTACGTCAACTACAAAAGGTGGAGATAATTATTATGAAACTGTTATAAGTTTAGATGAAGCAATACCGGGTAATGCTAGTAAAGGTAAATACACAAACACAGGTCACTTTCCAGATGTGAACCCAATTGTTCACTACAGAGCAAAAACAAGATACAATCAAAAAGGTGAACCTATAATTGCCATTGATGAAATTCAATCAGATACAATTCAACCTTTTTATGATTCAGGTGGAGCAGCGGTTAGAAAAGCTATGAATAATCCTTACGGTAAATCTTTGGTAGAATCTATTATTAAAAAAAGATTATTAGATTTAGTTGATGAACAAAAACCAATATTAGCAAAATTAAGAAAACAATCTTTATCAAGTGCTGAAATGAAAAAATTAAATGAGTTGGATAGAGAACAGGCTATGTATAAAAAATATTTTCAAAGGTCAGAAATATTATCAGATGAAGCAATGCAAAAACTTTTTAGACAAGTCGCTAAAGTTTCTAAAGAAGGTCCTGATTACTTCCCATATTTAAAATCATATTATGAACTGGCGCTCAGATCCGCTGTCAACGATGCAATCATAAAAGGTAAGAAAGGGGTAACAGTTGTACCTGTTGGTAAAAAAACTCACCACTCAAAAGATAAAGGTCACTATCTTTACTATGGTGATGAAAAAGGATTAAAGACTAAAGCTTTAGATCAAGACGCATTACCAGCTCCAGGTAAAAAAGGTGGTGGCGATGCAATCTATCCTGCAACTTTAAAAAAAATTGCTAAACAATTTAAAACAGATTACGGAATAGATCTTGTTGTAAGAAAACAGAAAGTGTTCAATACATCAATGCCAAAAGATGGATCTTACGCTATAAGAAATCCAAACGGCACCGTTATGGCAACATTTAAGAAACAAGCAAATAGAGATTATGTATTGAATAAATTAAATTCAAATAGATCAGCATCTGATAGATTACAAGCTGATTTATTAGGTGGAGAAGACATGCAAGTTGATGAAGCATTCACAGCTATTGTGTTAGAAATACCAGATAATGCAGCCAAGTTATTAAAGAAGAAAAAGATGAGATCTTACAAAACGGGTGGTTTAGTTGCAATCGAGCCAAAAAGAGAGTATTTTGCATCTGTATTTTAATTATGAAAAATTTAGCTAAACTTAAATTTAAAACAGAAAGTCAAAAGGGAAAACAAAAACCTATGTTTGCGGCTAAAACTGCAAGGGCAGTTCCTCAACTGAGAAAAGTTGCAAAGGCTTTGACAGGATATAAGGAAGGAGGAACCATGACAAAAGAAGAAGGTATAGCAAAAGAGCCAGAAAGTGAATCTAAAAGAAAAGGCCGAGAGGGAGCAAAAAAAGTAAAAAAGAAAGTTAAAGACTTTGGCGAAAAAGCAACTGGCTTTGTTTTAGAAATAATTGGAAAAAACAGAGGCGGTGTAGTTAGACCTAAACCAACTTTTCGAGGGAAAGTTTTAAAACCAAAACCAATAACTAGACGTGGGGTTGGTATTGCTATAAGGGGATTTGGTAAAGCATTCAAGAAAGGCAGATAATGTCAAGAGAAGATTTAGTAGAAGTACAAGAGCAGGAAGATATTGAAATTGAAGGTCCTGAGGGAAATACAATCAATGAAAATATTGATGCAATCGAAGATGAAGAGGGTAATCTATTAGCTGGTGAAGAAGCACCTACAGCTCCTCAAGATAATTTTTATGCAAACCTCGCTGAGTTTTTAGATGACTCACAACTTAAATCATTAGCATCAAAACTATTAGCAGATTTTAAAGATGATAGTTTAGCTAGAAAATCTTATATTGAAACTTACACTAAAGGTTTAGATCTATTAGGGTTCAAATACCAAGAAGTTACAAGACCGTTCATTGGTGCATCTGGTGTAACTCATCCTTTGTTAGCTGAGGCAGCAACACAATTTCAAGCACAAGCGTTCAAAGAATTATTACCATCTGATGGACCGGTAAGATGTCAGGTCGTAGGAGCTGAGTCTAAAGAAACTATTCAACAAGCAAATCGTGTAAGAGATTACATGAACTATCAGATAACAGATGTAATGGAGGAGTACACACCTGAGATGGATCAAATGTTATTTTTCTTACCATTAGCTGGTTCAACATTTAAAAAAGTTTATTATGATCCTGCAGCTCAAAGATGTAAAGCTACGTTTATACACGCTGAGGATTTGGTTGTGCCATACAATGCCTCAGATCTATATGAAGCTGAAAGAATATCAGAGGTGCAACGTGTTACAAAAAATACAGTAGCAAAAAGAATTGCATCTGGATTTTACAGAGATGTAGAATTACCAGAGCCATTTTTTAATGAAGACAGAGCACAGAAAAAATATCAAGAACTTGAAGGTGTGACTCCACAGAAATATCAAGATCTATACAATTTTGTTGAGATGCATGTTGATTTAGATTTACCTGGGTACGAAAGTAATGATGGAGTAAAAGTGCCATACATTGTTACTTTGGATAGAGATAGCATGACTATAATGTCTATATACCGAAACTATAAACCTGATGATCCTTCAAGAAAAAGAATTCCTTATTTCGTGCACTACAAATTTCTACCTGGTCTTGGCTTTTATGGCTTTGGCCTAATTCATATGATCGGTGGGTTATCTAAAGCTGCAACGGGTGCATTGAGACAGTTACTTGATGCAGGAACTTTAGCTAACCTACCAGCAGGATTTAAATCAAGAGGACTTAGAGTTAGAGATGATGCGGAACCTCTTCAACCTGGAGAGTTCAGAGATATAGATGCTCCAGGTGGTAATATTAGAGATCAATTTCAATTATTACCATTTAAAGAACCAAGTCAGACATTGTTTTCATTATTAGGTTTTTGTGTTGATGCAGGAAGAAGATTTGCTGCAATAGCTGACTTACAAGTTGGTGACGGTAATCAACAAGCAGCGGTTGGAACTACAGTAGCATTATTAGAGCGTGGATCAAGAGTAATGTCTGCAATACACAAACGAGCTTATTATTCAATGAAAGAAGAATTTAAAATAATGTCTAGAATATTTTCAGAATATTTACCGCCAGAGTATCCTTATAATGTTGTAGGTGGAAACAGAATGATAAAAATGTCAGACTTCGATGACAGAGTTGATGTTGTACCAGTTGCAGATCCAAACATATTTTCGATGTCTCAAAGAGTTACACTTGCTCAAACAGAACTACAATTAGCTCAAGCAAATCCACAAATTCATAATATGCATGAAGCATATAGAAGAATGTACGAAGCTTTAGGTGTAAGAAATATTGATGCTTTGTTACAACCTGAACCAGATCCACCTGTACCAATAGATCCTGCGCAAGAAAACACAGCTGCTTTACAAATGCAATTGCCCAAAGCTTTTGCTGAACAAAATCATGATGCTCACATTGCAGCGCATATGTCATTTATTAGAACAAGAATGGTCCAATCTAATCCATCAGTTTATGCATTATTACAAGGACATATTTCAGAACACGTAAGTTTAAAAGCTAAAAAAGAAATAATGACAGCTTTTATGCAACAAGAAAATTTGGTTCAATTACAACAAATTGATCCGGAAGAATTTGCAAAGCAATTTGAATCAGCGGTAGCAGAAAGAATTGTTGTGCTTACAAATGAATTAGTAGATCAAGAAATGGCGTTCTTAAGCCAAACTAATCAAGATCCATTAGTAGCTTTAAAACAAAGAGAGTTAGATCTTAAAGCTCAAGATATAGCTAGAAAAGCACAAGAAACTGCCGAAAGACTGAATGTCGAAACAAACAAATTCGAATCACAACAAACAATCGCTGAAGATAAGTTGTCTTTACAAGAAGAAGTACAACGTGGTAGATTAAAAATATTACAGGACAAAGCACGTGAAGAAAAAAAATAAAGTAAATTTGAAAAGAGTTGTTAAAGCTAGAGGTGGCCAAGATATGGGTGCGGGATCTTCAGGAATGGGTTCTGGTAACACTGGAAACACTGGAACTGGAGGACAAGTTGATACTGGAGATTTAGGAACAGAAGCTGCAAACGTTGCAGCAAATGTTGCTGCTACTTCTCATACAGGTGATACTACAGGTAACAAAACAACAGATCCTAGTGGTAAGGTAACAGTAAGAAAAGGACCCTTACAAGTTCCAGGTCCATTTGCATATACATTAAGTGGAGCTCTTTTTAATAAAATTTCTAAAGGTTTATACGATAAAAAAAATTTAGAAGAACAAAAAAAAACTGATGTTCTTGGTGGAGAAATGTTGACTCAAGGAAAACCACCGGGACCACCAAGTGGTGGTGGGGGAAATGATGGCCCCAAACAACAAATTACACCAACCCGACCAACTCCTGCAAAACCTGCTATGGCTCGAAGACCAGTGTTACCCTTTTACATGGGATTTGATTTTCAAAATTCTAATAGAAAAAAAGGAACAAATTTTAGCTTTAAACGTGGAGGACTTTCAGGAGGAAAAAGATCTGGACCACCACCAAAAAAAGGACCTAATCCACACGGGAAATGTCCTTTTAGACCAGATGGAATTAGAGGTGTAGGAGCCGTTCAAAAAGGTAGGGGTGTTAAATTTGTCGGGGTTAAATAAAATTGCATATTTTGCCGGTATTTTAGACGGTGAGGGAAGTTTTTTCATGGAAAAAAATCGTGGAAAAATTTATTACCCTACAATTTCTTGTGAAATGACTGATGAAGACGTTATTTTATCAATAAAAAAGTTTTTCAAAGTCGGACATGTTACAAAATTAGCTCCAAGAAAAAAAAATTGGAAAACTTCTTATCGTTGGAGAGTAAGAAATCAGCCTGCAATCAACATATTGAAAGAAATCTTAAAATATCTTAGTATAAGACGCAAAGAAAAAGCAAAATTTTTAATACAGGAGCATAAAAATGTGGTTAAGCGCAATTAAATTAGCAGTTTCTGCTGGAAGTAAAATCTACGCCAACAAACAACGTACGAAAATGGCAATGTCTGATGCACAATTAATGCATGCCGAAAAAATGGCTCGAGGGGAGGAGCAATATCAAGGAAAATTGCTTGAAGCTCGTCAATCAGACTGGAAAGACGAAGCAGTTTTGATAATTTTAAGCCTGCCCGTGTTGGTGCTTGCATATGCAGTCATATCTGACGACCCAACTGCAATGGACAAGGTAAAATTATTCTTTGAAATGTTTTCGCAGCTCCCTTCATGGTTCACAAACTTGTGGATCCTTGTCGTTGCGAGTATTTATGGTATAAAGGGTACGCAAATATTCCGTAACGGAGGAAAAAAATAATGCCACTTACTAAAAAAGGTAAAAAAATTATGAAATCCATGAAAAAACAGTATGGAGAAAAAGAAGGTGAATCCGTTTTTTATGCATCTGCAAATAAAGGTAAAATAAAAAACGTTCACGGTAAGAAAAATGGTGGGGAGGCTAAAATAAAAAAAGTTATAGGTGGATTAAAAAAGGCATCTAAGTTACACGCTGCTCAAGCTAAAAGTTTAAAAACTGTAATTGGTAAAAAAGAGGGTGGCACTATGGAGCCTTACTTCGGAAGTTATATTTCAGGAACTGTTGATGGAAAAAAACTGTCTAATCCATCATACAAAAAATACTATGGCAGTTTATTAAGGGGGATGAAATGACAAAACTATGTCCAAGAGGTAAAGCAGCAGCAAAGAGAAAATTTAAAGTATATCCCAGTGCATATGCAAACGCATACGCTTCTAAAATTTGTGCCGGTAAGATAAAAGATCCATCTGGTAAAAAAAGAAAAGATTTTAGAGGACCAAAACCAGCAGGTAAAGCAGGTGGTGGTGTAATAGATACAACTAAATTTAAATATGTCTAAGCAAGGAACATGTTGGGACGGATATATGCAAAAAGGCATGAAGAAAAAAGGTGGCAAACTTGTGCCAAACTGTGTTCCAAGAATGAAAAGCGGTGGACTAACAAAATGGTTTAATGAAAAATGGGTAGATATAGGTTCAAAGAAAAAAGGTGGGGGATTCAAAGAGTGTGGAAGAAAATCTGCGTCTGGATCAAAAAGAAAGTACCCCAAATGCGTCCCTGCTGCAAAAGCCGCCCGAATGACAGAATCGCAAAGGCGTTCTGCTGTTGCGAGAAAGAGAAGTAAAGCTCAGGGTGTTGGTGGTAAACCAACTAATGTTAAAACATTTGCAAAAATGGGTGGTATTATAGATCAAACAAGAATGAGGTTTGTATGAGTGATGCTTTAAGACAAGCTTTTGAAGGTAGAAAAAAAGACCAAAAAAAAGAAAGAAATTTAAAACCTGGATTTGAAAGAAAATATCCTGGACGAGCAAGACCCGGAAATCCAGTCGTGGTATATTCTGTTGCGAAAGGTGGTATGCCAACAAGAAGAAAATCTGCAGGTAATTATCGTTCGACAAAATCTGGAGCTGGTATGACACAAAAAGGTGTTATGGCTTACAGGAGAAAAAACCCAGGATCTAAGCTAAAAACAGCTGTTACAGGCAAAGTTAAACCAGGATCAAAGGCAGCTAAAAGAAGAAAAAGTTATTGCGCAAGATCTCTTGGTCAGTTAAAAAGAGCTAGTGCTAAAACAAGAAATGATCCAAATTCAAGAATTAGACAAGCAAGAAGACGTTGGAAATGTTAAATAAATTCATCGAATATTTAAAAATTAAGTTTGGATTTTTAAAGATGAAAATTTTTTATAAGTACACTAATCTAGAATATAGAATAAGACGTTTAGAAAGAGCACAATATTGGAAAGATAAATATAAACGTTAATGGATTACCACACAGTAAAATACATACAAAGTAAATTGCTCAAACCAAAGATAGAAGCTCTAACTGAGAAGCTCAAATTAGGTGTTGACACGTTTGAGGAGTATAAGTATATAATAGGACAAATCAGATCAAATGAAGATCTGCTCAGGGACTTAACAGACCTGCTGAAGAAACAGGAGCCAGATGAAGACACAAACCAAAGAGGTACCAAAGCATAAACCAGGATTGCTTAATGCCTATAAATCAGAAGAAGAAGTAAAAAAACTATATTTAGATCCAAAAGCGATTGATAAATCATCTCTTGATAGATTACCTCAACCAACTGGATATAGAATTTTAGTATTACCTTATAGTGGTCCTAAAAAAACCAAAGGTGGTGTAATTCTTTCTGATAAAACGCATGAAACAATTCAAATGACAACTGTTTGTGCTTATGTTCTTAAAGTTGGCCCACTAGCATACAGAGATACTTGGAAATTTCCAAGTGGTCCATGGTGTAAAAAGGGAGACTGGGTTATTTTTGGTAGATATGCTGGATCACGTTTCAAAATAGAAGGTGCTGAAGTTCGAATACTAAACGATGATGAAATCATCGCAACTATCAGTAATCCAGAGGATATACTGCATTTATACTAGGAGGACAAATGGCAAAAACAGAAATAAACAAAGGGGATGTTGAAGTCGATTTAGATACTGATGATGTAAAATCACAAGTTATTGAAGTCAGTGAACAAAAAGAACAACCTGAACCTAAGGAAGTAAATTTACAAAAAGAACAGATTGAAGAAGAAGGATCTGAAATCAATAGGGACAAAACTCCAATTGATGTTGTAAAAGATCAAGAAGTTGATGATGGTTTTGATTTAAATAAAGCATCTGATTCTGTTCAAAAAAGAATAAATAAACTTACTCGTCAGAGAAGAGAATCTGACAGAAGAGCAGAAGCTGCTTTGCAATATGCTCAGGGTTTAAAAAATGAAATACAACAATTCAAAAGTAAATATCCTAAAATGGAGGAAAATTATCTTTCTGAATTTGAAAAAAGACTTCAAACAGATGAAGTTGCAGCTAATACTTTATTGCAAAAAGCAATAGAGGGACAAGATGCAAAATCAATTGTTGATGCGAATCAAAGACTTACTCAGTTAGCAATCGAAAAAGAAAGATTAGCACAAACTAAGTTTTTGAAGGAACAAGAGGCCAAAAAACCTCAAGAAGACATTGTTCCACCTCAAATGAGCACACAACCACAGCCAAGTTTAAAAGCTCAAAGATGGGCTGAAGATAACCCTTGGTTTAACGAGGACGAAGTTATGCATGATGCAGCGATTGCAATTCATAAGAATTTAATCGCAAGTGGGGTTGCAGGAGACTCAGATGAGTATTATAATGAATTGGACAAACGAATTAGGGGATATTTTCCTAATAAATTTGGACAACAACAGGAGCAGCGAAGACCCGTCCAAACAGTTGCACCTGCAATGCGTAACCAAGGTGGACGCAAAACTGTGAGACTCACCAAATCACAGGTAGCGATAGCTAAAAAATTAGGGGTGCCACTAGAGGAATACGCGAAATACGTTAAATAGGAGATATTATGGAAACAAAAAATAATACAACGTCATCGCGCGAGTCTGAGATGCGTTCAAAAACAAAACGAAAAACAGATTGGACTCCTCCATCAAGTCTAGATGCTCCGCCTGCACCGCAAGGCTTAGTACAGAGATGGATAAGAGCAGAAACTATGGGTTTTATGGATTCTGCAAACGTCTCAAAAGCTTTAAGGGAAGGTTGGGAATTTGTGAGAGCTGAACAAATCGTAAAAGAGATTGGCCCTCATGACTATCCAACAATACAGGAAGGCAAACATAAAGGGATCATCGGGGTTGGCGGCCATTTGCTTGCAAGGATACCGGAAGAGGTCATGCAATCGCGGAAAGAGTATTTCGAGACAAAAACTCGCGAACAAATACAAGCGGTTGATAATGATCTTATGAAGGAGCAGCGACCTGAGATGCCTATCAATATTGAAAGGCAATCAAGGGTGACCTTTGGTGGTGGATCGAAAAAATAATTTTTTTGTTATCACTACAAAGTAAATTAACAACAACTATAAGTAGAGGACAATAACGATGGCAAATGATACAGGCAATTTCGGTCTGAGAGCTGCTAGACAGTTAGATGGAACTCCCTACAATGGAGCACAAAACAGATATCGTATCCTTAAAAATTATGCGACTGCGATATTTCAAGGTGACTTAGTAAAAACTTCTCTTAATGGAACTATCCAAAGAGCTGGTGCTACTGACAATCCTGTTGTTGGTGTATTCAATGGGGTTTTCTACACTGATCCTACAACTCAAAAACCGACATTTAAAAACTACTACCCTGGAAGCATTTCAGCTAATGACATTATGGCTCAAGTTATCGATGGTCCAGATGTTGTGTTCGAAATAAACGCGGACGCGACTTTCACTGTTTCTCATTTATTTGCTAACTACAAAATAAATGCGACTACTGGTGATACATTATCTGGTCAAGGTAGAGAGAGTCTAGATGTTGCAACAGCCGATTCATCTTCTACATTTGTACTAAAAGCGGTAGATATATCTCAGGATCCAAACAATTCTGATATTTCAGCTGCATCAGGTGTAAATGTATTGGTAGTAATCAATAACCACTCGTACAAGTCTGGTACTGTAGGTCAAACGTAATAGGAGCATAACATGGCAATATCACGAGCACAGCTAGTTAAAGAACTAGAACCTGGTCTGAATGCACTATTCGGACTAGAGTACGACAGGTACGAAAACGAAACTGCTGAGATCTTTCAAACAGAAACATCAGACAGAGCTTTCGAAGAAGAAGTAATGCTTTCAGGCTTTGGTAGCGCAGCTACTAAAGCTGAGGGTGCTTCAGTAACTTTCGACGACGCGAAAGAAGCGTTTACTGCAAGGTATACGCACCAAACTGTTGCGCTAGCATTCGCAATTACTGAGGAAGCAATTGAAGATAATCTTTATGATAGACTTGGTAATCGTTACGCAAGAGCGTTAGCACGTTCTATGGCTAATACCAAACAAGTAAAAGGTGCTGAAATACTAAACAGTGCGTTTAGTACATCACAATTAGGAGGTGACGGTAAACCTCTTTGTGCTACAGATCACCCAACTGTTTCAGGTACAAGCTTGGTGAACACTTTCACAACTCAAGCAGATTTAAGTGAAACTTCATTAGAAGATGCACTTATCAAAATCGCTGCTTTCATTGATGAGAGAGGACTAAGAATCGCTATGCAGGGAAGAAAATTGATAATTCCAAAAGAATTACAATTCACTGCTGAAAGAATCTTAAAATCTCCATTAAGAGTTGGAACAGCTGACAATGACATTAACGCTATTAACAACATGAATATGATACCAGAAGGCTACAGAGTAAATCATTTCTTAAATGATATTAATGCTTTCTTTATCATCACTGATGCACCTAATGGCTTTAAGCATTTCGTCAGATCACCATTAAGAACTGCGATGGAAGGTGACTTTGATACTGGTAACGTCAGATACAAAGCTAGAGAGAGATATTCTTTTGGATTCTCAGACCCTAGATGCGTATTTGGTTCATCTGGATCAAGTTAAGCCGACTAATCAAGCTTAAACAGATATTAAGGGGCGGAGTATTTACTTCGCCCCTTTTTTTATGTATATTCAAAACACTATACAATTAATCAGGACATAGACGCGTATAGTCGACGGCCTAGAGACTATGTTCGTTATACTAGGAGGATAATTATGGCTACAACTACATTTTCGGGACCGATAAAAGCGGGAACGATTAAAGATACAACGGGAACTACTGTAGGTTCAGATGTTGCTAATCAGGGTCATGTGTTAATGGTACAATCATTTCACATTTCAAATACTGATACAACTGATACAAGTGAAACAGTGGTGATCCCTGCTAAATCACACATTAAAAATATTTTTGTTAATGTTGAAGTAGCTTTCAATGCTGGAACAACTAATAAATTAGATGTTGGTATTGTAGGTGATTCAGACAAATTTATTGACAATGCTGAAGTGGGAACATTAGGAACGGTTGCTCTTGGAGCGACTGCTCAATGTCTTGCATGGAAAAATGTCGGAGATACTGACGTTCGTATTGCAGCAAAATATATTCCATCTGGAACAGCATCAAGCGCTGGAAAAGCTAGAGTATGTGTTGTTTATGCACAAGCAAGAAACCATACTGATTAATAACTAAAGGGGCCCTTCGGGGCCCTAAAAAGGAGAAACTATGTCAGCAAATATTTTTGGATCTGCAGAGGATATATCATCTACATTTCAAAATACTGAAACTGGTACTATTAGATCTGGAAGAACTAGAGTCTTTGGAGTTTATCTAGATAGTGGAAGCGCATCTGGTGATTTTCATCTTAGAGATGGAGGATCAGGAGGAGCTTTAAAATTTAAAGTAAAAACACCTGCAGCGGTTGGTGGTTTAACAATAAATTTTCCAGGACCTATTTTGTTTGAAAATGATGTGTATGCTAATTTTACTACAGAACATGTAATATCAGCTACTGTATTTCACAGTAAATAACACAGGAGGGCTTATGAAAAAACTTTGGAAAAAGTTTGTTTCCTGGCTATTCAGTTGGCAGAAGTAACAAAATGCAGAAAATGTAATTGTGATTGTCATTGCAAAGACATTTTACATACACCTTCACATCAATTAGATGGTGGAGGTCTCTGTATTTGTGATAATTGTGACTGTGTAAAATCTGTTGACAAAACGTTTGAAAACGAATCAAGATACGATTTAGATGAAGAGGCATTCAATGGAGCGTAAAAAACCAATCAGTATATCGGAGGAGGCAGCTGTTCAGATGCCTATGAAGACGGTTGCTAGTTTAATCGCAATGATCGCCGTTGGAACCTGGGCTTATTTTGGAATTCATGAAAAACTAAATCAACATTCAACAAAAATAGAGTTGATGTCAAAAGATTTAGAACAGAACTCAGAGTTTAGAATTAAATATCCTCGTGGAGAACTTGGTCAGTCAAGTGGGGAAGCGGAGCTTTTCATGTTGGTGGAACACTTAGCAGGTGTTTTAGATGAGGTAGATAAAGAAGTAAAGAGTATGAGAAACAATGCAGTTAACATAGAATTTTTAAAAGATAGAACAAAAAAACTTACAGAAGATGTAGAAAAATTAATTAGAAATGGGAGTGGACACTAATGATAGAAATAGTATTCGCTCTTTTACTCGTGCAAGACCATAAAATTATAGAACACCGTTACTATGATAATTTACAAAACTGTCTTAAAGGAAAAAGATACGCCATGAAAGACAAAAGTAGTAAAGACAGAGTAGTCTACAAATGCATAAAATCTAAGGCAAACATAGAAATCTACATGGGGGAAAAGAAAATAACTTCTCTCATACTTGACTAATGGCATACCTAAACATTAATATACCAACTATATACGCAAAAGTAAGAAAGGAATATTTATATGATCTCGATCCAAAATATAAAACAGAAAGTATGGACTGTATTATCTTTGGCATGGCAGCGATTACAGGACGTTCCCTCCTATTTCATTGCATGTTACCAAACGGTGCATGCTACTGGCGTTTGCCTATTTCAGCGTTTTTTCAAAAAGACTTTGACAGATCCAAAGTGCCAGATATGTCAGTCGACGAGTTGGAATTGTGGAATTGCTTTAGTTATTATCCTAGTTGTACTGAATTTGATTTTTTAGGTGGTGCAAAAGGAAAATATTTAGGAAAAGATAAAAAATTTTATCATGGACAATATTTATTCACAATTGATTGGGCTTCTCCAGAAGTTAATGAAATTGACACTGAACACTCTGAAATTCCTGATGAACATAAGTGTCACCATATACTGGAGCTTGATAACGGTAATTATGCAGCTCAGCCTAATAATCGTCTTTTGTGGCATGTTGCTAACTACACTGTTTCTAACGATTGGCCTGACTATAAAGTCCAAACTACTCACTGGTCTGTCGAAGATAAAGGATGGACTACAGAAGATACAGATAAAATGTTTTACCAAATAGAGGAGAAAAAAAATGAATCTGACACGTAATTTTACCCTTCAAGAGCTGACAAAATCAGACACTGCAATAAGGAAGGGGATTGATAATAATCCAAATGCTGATCAAGTAGAAAAATTAAAAGTTTTATGTGAAGAAATACTTCAACCAGTACGTGACCATTTCGGCAGAGTAAGGGTAACTAGTTGTTTCCGTTCAGTAGAACTGTGTGTAGCTATCGGTAGCTCACCAAATTCGCAGCATGCACGGGCCGAGGCTTGCGATTTCGAATGTCCGGGAGTTGATAATGCTGAATTAAGTGATTGGATCCATGATCACTTAAATTACGATCAATTAATCCTCGAGTTTTACACTCCAGGTGAAAAAAATTCAGGGTGGGTCCATTGCAGCTTTACTACTGATCAACCAAGAAAACAGTATATGCATGCTTTTAAACAAGAAGGTAGAACCAAATATAAGCCAATTATAGGTAAAGCAAAGGATGTGTTAGTTTAATGCCAATTAGTAGAGCACAGATACCTCAACAGATAACAGGTAATTTAAGAGGTGGTAGACCCTCAAGAGCAATGCGTAAGAGAGTAGACAAGAAACGAAAGAAAAGGTATAAAGTAAGGACGAGATAACATAAGTTATAACGTCAAAAGGGCCCTTTAATAACAGGAGTATATTATGGCTAGAAAAGAAGGTTTAAGACCAATTGGTGAAAGTTTAAGACCAATCATTGATAGAATTAAAAAAGAACGTGAAGAGAAACGTAAAAAAAATAAACCTATTAGAACACAACCAAAATTACCTGGTATGAAAAAAGGTGGATCAACAGAACCAAAATATTCTGTAAAAGATGAAGTAAAAGACAGAATGAGAAAAGAAACTCCTAGAACTGGTTACGGTATTGGTTTAAGTCCTGTTACACAACTTAGAAGACATTTACATAGAAAAAGAATTAAAAAAGAAAGAACAAGAGATAAGGCTAAAACAAAAAAAATGAAACAAGGTGGAATTGCATTTGGTGGCGAGAAAAGAATCCCTGGCTCAGGTGCAGCAACTAAAGGAACTGGATTCAAAGGAATATTTTAGGAGGAAAAATGGACAAATCAAAAATACCAATGCATAAAAGAATGGCTATGGGCAAAATGGCTAAAGGTGGCAAAGTGAAAAAAATGATGGGAGGCGGCATGGGAGGCCGATCCGGTGACATGATGTATTCAAGAGGATACGGTGTCGGTGAAAAATCAAAAAGAATGCCAACTATGTTACAAGACAGAGGCGCTATGAAAAAAGGTGGGGTAGCTAAGAAAAAACCTACGAAAGGTCGTATGGCTAAACCTGCTAAAAGAATAACAGGCACAAGACCTAATAGACCTATTAATCCAACTAATCCAGGTTTTCCATATAGACCAAGACCAATGCAAAAAATGATGGGTGGCGGTGTTTCAGAGGCAGCTAAAAAAGTTAGAGCATCTGGAATGAAAAAAGGTGGTTTAAAACCTGTTGATAAAAGTAAAAATCCGGGTTTAGCAAAATTACCTACATCTGTGAGAAATAAAATGGGCTACATGAAAAGAGGTGGTTCAACTAGAAATACTAGAAGAATGAACAGACTTGAGGAACTTGGAAGAGTTGATGCTGAAAAAGCTTACACTCGAAAAGGTAAAAGAAATCTTAAATCTGAAAAAAAACGAATAGTAAAAGAACTCAAGAAGTAGGATATGTATAGATGGCAACCAGCGGAACAGCAACATTCGATTTATCAATCGATGAAATAGTAGAAGAAGCATACGAAAGATGCGGTATTCAAACTAACTCTGGTTACGATTTAAAAAAAGCAAGAAGATCCTTAAATGTTTTGTTTTCAGAATGGGGTAACCGAGGTGTTCACCTTTGGAAAATACAACTTAATGCAGTAGCTTTAGTTGCTTCGCAATCTCAATACGATACGGTTGCTGGAGTAAGTGATGTGTTAGAAGCCTTCATTTCTAATAGTGCAACAACTGTTAATCCTGGTTCAGATACTACAGATGTTTCAATTACAAAAATAGATAGATCTACTTATGCTGCTTTACCTAATAAAGGTTCAACAGGTACACCTTCTCAGTATTTTGTTGATAGAAATACTGCAGGTACATCAACACCAAAGATAACATTGTATATTACGCCAGATGCACAGAATTACACTCATCTAAAATATTATTCTTTGCAAAGAATACAAGATGCAGGAGCTTACACTAACACAGCAGATGTGCCTTTTAGATGGATACCTTGCATGATATCAGGATTAGCTTTTTATCTTTCTCAAAAATATGCACCAGAAAGAACTCAAGCTTTAAAATTATATTATGAAGATGAAATAAAAAGAGCTTTAGATGAGGATGGTTCAAGATCATCAACATTTATTACTCCAGCACAATATTACCCAACGGTAACTTAATATGGCTAGAACATTTGCAAAAGGAAAATATGCATTATCTATTTCTGATAGATCTGGACAAGCATTTCCATATCTTGAAATGGTTAAAGAATGGAATGGTTCGTTGGTTCACATTTCTGAATACGAACCAAAGTCACCACAATTAGATCCAAAAGTTTATGGTGGTGATCCGCAAGCTTTAAGAAATACAAGGGTACAACATAATATAGGTAACATGACTGTCAGGGTTGGTTCTTTTCAAGGCACATTAGGAATACCACAATATTCAACTAGTTCAGGTTTAAATGCAGAGGGACAATTAATTTTTGGTATGTTACCTTTGCCAGAGGGTAAAAGATTAGATATATTATCCTCAGTAGGAAAGGTTAAGGTAGTTGTATAATGGCATTAACATACGCACAATTAGTTACAAAAATTAGAAATTACACTGAAGTTGACAGTTCAGTTTTTACTGATGATGTGGTCAATGGTTTTATTGCAGATGCAGAGGAAAGAATTTTAAGAGATGTAAATACTGATGCTGATAGAAAATATGCAACTGCAAGTATGGTAGCTTCTCAAAAATTTTTAAATTTTCCTACAGGAGCTTTAATCATTAGAGCAATACAAATAACTAATTCTGGTGAAAAAATTTATTTAGAAAAAAGAGATACAACTTTTATTGACGAATTTAATTCAACAAGTGCAACTGGTGTGCCTAAATATTATGCAAACTTCGATGATGATACCCTTATGTTTGCCCCTATACCAAGTTCTACTTTTTCTATTCAAGCTAGTTATGTAGCTTTACCTACAGGTTTATCTTCTTCTAATACTGAAACTTATGTAAGCAAAAGATTCCCAAATGGTCTATTATATGCGTGTTTAATAGAAGCTTTTGGTTACTTAAAAGGGCCTATAGAGATGTTGCAATATTACGAAAAACAGTATAATAATGCTATATCCAAGTATGCTATTGAGCAGATTGGAAGAAGACGAAGAGATGATTATTTCAATGGTGCGATAAGAATTAAAATAGATTCACCGTCACCGTAAAACAGGAGAAAATTATGGCTATTACAACAAGCGCAATTACAAGTTCATTTAAAAATCAACTTTTAAGTGGTACTCACAATTTTGATGCATCAGGTGGTAATAAATTTAAATTAGCACTTTATACAGATACTTCAGTTATTGGACCATCACTTGCATCATTTACAACTGCAGGTCAAGTTACTGACTCAACTGGTGATTATTCATCAGGTGGTAAAGTATTGACAGGACAAACTCATAAATTATCAGGAACTACTGCGATAGTAGATTTTGCAGATTTATCTTATTTAACAGCTACGATAACAGCTATGGGTGCATTAATTTATAATACATCACAAGCAAATAAATCTGTAGCGGTTTTAGATTTTGTTTCAAATAAAACATCAACATCAGGGACTTTCACAATTCAGTTTCCAAACTTTACTGACACATTAGCAATAATTAGATTAGCTTAGGAGGTAAAGCATAATGGCTAACGTCACAGTATCAGTCACTGGCGTACGTGCCATTACAAATGCTTCTGCATGGGGTACAGGAGCTGCATGGGGAAAAGGTAGTTGGAATACCGGTGGAAGTATCAACGCACAAAATATCGCTTTTAATTCTGAAGGTTGGGGTAGAAATCTTTGGGGTCAAGGTGATTGGGGTAGAAATGGTCTAGGTGTAACCATACCTGTAACCGGTCAAGGATTCACTTCATCAATTGGAACTACAGTTGTAGAAGATGATATAGAAGTAGGTTGGGGTAGAAAAACTTGGGGCAATCTTGGTTGGGGAGTTGCATACTCTGCAGCGCCTTCTGGATTTGCTATTACTGTATCTCTTGGTGGTGTTACAATAAAAGCAAACGCTTTAACTCAAAAAATAACAAACACAATTACTTCAGGAATAGGTTTAGTTGATATTTCAGGTGATGGTATAGGTGTTCACGTAAATGCTAATCCTGTAACTCTATCTGTTGGTAGTCCAATTGTTACAAACTTCGAAACAGTTTCGTTATCTGGTATTCAAATTACGTCAGCAATTAATCCTGCAACTACTCCAGGTTCTGCAGACGTAAGCTTAACTGGTCAACAAATAAATGTTGGCTTTGGGTCTACATTTAGAGCATTTACTGATATAACTATCAGACCTACTGGATTTACAATTTCCTCAGGTTTAGGTTCAGTAGAAGTAGTTTCTAAAGTAGATGTAAGCGGTTTTACAATTACATCTTCTTTAGGTAATATAACAACAAAACAAACAGCTGTGATAAAACCTACTGGTTTAGGTATTACTTCAGGGCTAGGATTAGCAAGTGCTATTGCTTGGGGAAGTGTTGACACTGGTAGCACTGTGACTTATAGTGAGGTAAATACTGGTTCACAAACAACTTGGACCGATATTGCAGCATAAACAGGAGTTTATAAGATGGCATCGACATATACAAATTTAGGTATTGAAAAAATGGTGACTGGTGAACAAGCCGGTCTATGGGGTGATAAAACAAACACAAATTTAGAAATATTAGAACAAATATCTGGTGGTTACATTTCAAAACAAATTACTGCAGGTACTAATACTTTAACAGTTACAAATGGTGGTACAGGATCAGAAGTTGCCACCGCAGTTATTGAATTTACTTCATCAGGTTCATTAGGAAGTGCAGCAACTGTAACTATTCCTGACGGCACTGAGATGAATTATATTTTAAAAAATTCAACAGCTGGTGGTCAAGATATTACTTTTAAAACAGCATCTGGGTCTGGTGTTACTTGGTCTACAACAACAACTAAAATAGTTTATTCTAACGGAACAAACGTAGTTGAAGTTCAGACTGGTGGTGATGTAGTAGATGATACTTCTCCACAATTAGGTGGAAATTTAGATGTTAATGGTAATTCAATAGTTTCAGTTTCAAATGGTAATATTCCATTAGCACCAAACGGTACAGGAGTTGTACAAATTTCAGGTAATTCAACACAAGCTGGTACTTTAAGATTTACAGAAGATACTGATGACGGAACAAATTATGTTCAGTTAAAAGCACCTACACTTGCAGGTGATATAACATTAACTTTACCTGCAACGGATGGTAATGCTGATGAATTTTTAAAGACAAACGGATCAGGCGTATTATCTTTTGCAGCAGTGTCTGGAGGAACATCATGGCAAGCAGTAAAAACTGGAGATTTTACAGCTGTAGCTGGTGAAGGATATTTTATTGATACTACTTCTCAAGCAATAACAATGACTTTACCATCTGGGCCAAGTATTGGTGATGAGGTTGTGTTTATAGACTATGCAGGCACTTTTGATACATTTAACATGACAGTAGGAAGGAACAGTCAAAAAATTCAAGGTACTGCAGCTAATCTTACTGTATCAACAGAGAGAGCGGGAAACACCTTAGTTTATACTGACGCGACACAAGGTTGGTTATTAAAGAATAATTAAGGAGTTTTGTGACTACATATAAAGAACTTACAGGCGTATTAATAAAACGCCAAACAACGAATCCTGATGATCCATTAGATGGACAAGTTTGGTATAACAATACTACAGGAAATCTAAGTGGATTAGCTATTAGTGAAGCATGGGCAAGTTCTGGAACTTTACCAGGTAATAGAACGTACGGTGGTGGTGGAGGATCACAAACAGCAGCATTAGCTTTTGGAGGAGCGCTTAATCCTCCAGGTGCAGCTCAAGCTGGAACTTTTGAATACAATGGTTCTGGTTGGTCAAGTGGTGGCGACCTTCCTCAAGTTGCAGATTTATGTGGTGGTTTAGGAACTCAAACAGCAGGTTTAAAAACTTTTGGTAGAATTGGACCGCCTCCTACTACTGCAACAACAGAAGCATATGAATATAATGGATCAACATGGAGCGCTGAAGGAAACGGTTCGAACGCAAGATGGGGAGTTGGATCAGCAGGAACACAAACAGCAGGTATAGCTTTTGGAGGTTTTTATAATCCTCCTTATACTTGGTTTAATAATACAGAAAAATATAATGGATCTGCTTGGACAAATTCAGGCACTCTGTCAACAGCTAGGAGTCAAGTTGGATTTTTAGGAGATAGTGAAACATCAGCATTATGCATTGGCGGAGAAACACCACCTTCTTTTGGAACAACAAATGCTGTTGAAGGATATAATGGAAGTACATGGTCAGCAGAAACAAATTATCCAGCTTCAAGTCAAGGTTCAGCAGGTGTGGGAAGTGAAGCAGATGGCTTAGTATTTGCCCCTTCACCTAATAGCACTAATGCTTTCAAATATGATGGTACAACTTTTACTGCAGCACCTTCTCTAGGAAATGGAAGACAAAACGGAACTAGAGCTGGAACGACTTCAGCAGCACTAGCTTTTCAAGGTAATGCTGGAAGTGGTCAAAATTTTACAGAAGAATTTACCAGATCAACAAACGTAGTAACAGGTGCAGCATGGGGAAGTGGCGGAAATTTAAATACAGCTAGAAGTGGACATGCAATGGCAACTAATTCACCTGCAGATACAGGTTTATGTTTTGGTGGTAACTATCCTTCAGGAACAGACAACAGTGAAGAATATAATGGATCAACTTGGTCTGAAGGAAGTAATTTACCACAAGCTCTTTCTTTTTTAGGTGGTGCTGGAACTCAAACTGCAGGTTTATCTTTTACAGGTAGACAAAACCCTGGATCGAGAGTTAATAATACATACGAATATAATGGCACTTCTTGGACTGAATCTCCTGGTACTTATGGAGCAGCACAAGCATATACAGGTGGAGCGGGAACGCAAACTGCTGCGTTAGGAGTTGCCGGAGAAACACCCCCTGGTACAGATTTAACAACAAGTTATGAATATAATGGCTCAACTTGGACAGCAGGTAATGCGTGTAATGTCGCTGGATATGATGCTTTAGTTTTTGGTACATCAGCTGGAGCTCATATGGCTTGTTTAACAGGACCGCCAACAGGTTTAGAAACTGAAGCATATGATGGAAATAACTGGACTGCAAGTGCAACTGCACTGCAAACACAAGCTCAAGGAGGAGCATCAGGAACTTATCCAATAGGATTAATTTTTGGTGGATCTTCCTCAGGCCCTTCTACTAGCACTCAAGGTTGGGATGGAACGGCTTGGTCAACTAGACCTGCATTGTCTACAGGAAGAAGAGCAAAAGGATCAGGAGTAACTGCACTAGGTTTAGCAGCTGGTGGAGAAACTCCAGCTAGTCCTACTTCAAATGCAACGGAGGAATTTACTCCAGAAACAAGTGCTGCTAATATAGCAAAATTTACAACGAGTTAATTATGGCAACATACAGTGAATTAATTGGAAAAAGAGTAGAATCATTTGAAAATGATCCTAATGTAAATGTAAATTATACGGTTACCGTTGCATCCTCTGATGGAGGTAATAAATATTTTATTGACGGTGTTCAGCAAAAACAGTTGAGATTATATGAAGGCAATACCTATACATTTGACTATAGCGCAGCATCTTCACATCCTTTCAGATTTTCCACAACATCAGATGGCACTCATGGTGGAGGGAGTGAATATACTACTGGAGTAAGTGTTGATAGTAATGTTACCACTATTGTTGTAGCCTCAGGTGCTCCTAATTTATTTTATTACTGTTCAAGTCATCCAAACATGGGTGGTAGAGCTAATACTCCAGAACCATCAAGTGTACAAACTCAAATGTGGTATAATGAAACTAATTTAAATTTTAAAACTATGCCATCGCTCGAAGCGTGGGTAAGTGCAGCTCCTTTAGCTACACAAAGAACAGGTGGAGCAGCTTTTGGAACACAAACTGCAACTGGTTATGGATGCGGGTACACAACTACATATACAGCTGTTACTGAAGAATATAATGGATCAGGCTGGACTGCAGGAGGAGGTGCAGACAGAGGAAGATATCAATTTGCAGGTTGTGGAACTTTAACAGCAGGTTTAATATTTGGTGGAGCTCAAAGCCCAAGTCAACCTGAAGGAGGTCAATCAGCTAAAACAGAAGAATATAATGGTACAACTTGGAGTAATGGAGGTGATTTAACAACAGGCCGACATTTACACGGTGGATGTGGAGTTCAAGATGCTGGACTAGCATTTGGTGGTAACGCAGAACCTCCAGCACCTGCTTTCAATGGAACAGAAGAATATAACGGTACGGCTTGGACAGGTGGAGGAAATTTAAATACTGGTAGACAAGGAGTGGGTGGCTTTGGAACACTTACAGCTGCAGTTGCATCAGGTGGTTACACATCAACTGCTGTAGGTAACACAGAACATTATAACGGTACGGCTTGGACAGCTTCTAACACAATGGCAACTGCGGTTCGTATGCATGGAACAGCTGGAATACAAACTGCAGGTTTAGCATTCGGAGGCTACATAGCTTCCCCTTCAACAACAAGAACAAATATTACTCAAAAATATGATGGCAGTACATGGTCAACATCACCTGCAACATTAGGAACATCTAGAACCGTTGAGGGAGGTGGATCTGGAAGTCAGACAGCGGCCTTAGCAACAAGTGGTTATCCAGCTACTTCACCAAGTAACACTGAAGAATATAATAGTTCAATAAATATAATTACAGCAGCAGCCTGGTCAAGCGCTGCAGTTTTACCAGAATCTAGATATACTAATGCAGGGGCAGGCACAACAACGGCAGCTCTAAATTGGGGAGGAGTTTTCCCAACAAGTAGCACCACAGTTGAATTTGATGGAAGTTCTTGGACAACTGGAGGAGCGTATCCTACAGCTATAGCGAGTCAGGGTGGAACAGGTTTACAAACGGCAGCTTTATCAGTTGGTGGTCTAAATCCAGGATCTCCACCTGCACGAAATGATTCATATGAATATAATGGATCAAGTTGGTCAAGTCCTGCAACATATCCTCAAGAAGGTTTTGGAACAAGAGTTTGGGGAGTTCAAACATCTGCAATTGCAACAGGAGGAGGAGGTTATCCAAACCCTCCAAGAAATACTACAACAGCTAACAGTTATAATGGAACTTCTTGGTCAGGTGAAACTGCATTCTCAACTGTAAGATCGTTTCACACAAACGGAGGAGCAAATGATACTGAAGGTATTATAATGGGAGGAAGATCAACTCCAGGAGCTGAAACAGCCATAGATAACACAGAAGAGTATAATGGAACTTCATGGGCATCAGGTGGTAATTATATTACTGTTAACAAAGAATGTGCTGGTTGGGGAATACAAACAGATTTAATGCAAGCCGGAGGAAGTGTTCCTGCTGCTACAGCAACTTGTGCAATCTATGACGGAACTGCTTGGGCAACAACAGCGAGTTTACCTGCAGCGCTAACATTGAATGCTACAACGCAAGGTACTTTTAATACTAATTCTGGTTTTACTTTAGGTGGTTCTGCAGGTGGACAGACCAATGCGGTAAGCGAATTTACACCTGAATCAACAGCTGTAAATGTGAAGACTTTAACTCAGAGTTAAACTATGATATATAAACAAAAAAAGGAGGAACTATGGCACACTTTATTTACGGAGTAGCTACTAATACTGGAAAAGGATTTTTTACTGCTGATGACAGAAGAAAATTTTTCTTAAGAGGTTATCCTGCAAACGTCTGGATGGTTGGTAACAACGTTGATGGCGCTATGTGGTTAGCTGAAAAAGGCGGTGTTGAAAAAACAAAAGCTGAGGCTCAGGCTTTGGTTGATGCTGAGGTTCAAACAGCACAAGCAGCTTGGGATGCACAGACTGATGAACAAAAAGCTAATCCAAATAACCAAAGACCAGAAAACATAATATTACCATAAGGTTTTAAATGGCTACATATGATGAGATACATGGTAAGAGAATAAAAGAATTCTCTAGTGACCCCACACTCAATTCGAGTTATGAGGGACAGGTATGGTATAACTCATCTGAAGGTAATTTAAAATCTGTTGTTGCATTTGCGGCTTACACTAGTTCAACAAATTTACCATCAGCAAGATCTACAAACGCACAAGGAGGAGCTGCGGTCACTGCAGGATTTTCTGTAGGAGGAACAAGCATAAACAACACAGACGAATATAACGGAACTGGTTGGTTTGCGGGTGGAAATTATCCTACACCAAGAAGTTATTTAGCAGGATCTGGTCCTGAAACAGCAGCCATAGCAGCCGGTGGTAATACTTATACTAACGCAGCAAATACTTATAATGGATCAACTTGGACAAGCATAACAGGAATGCCTACTGGGTCTGAAGCATGTAGATCAGCTGGAACTTCTACATCAGCATTAGTAGTTGAAGGTGGTATATTACCTGGACCTTATCCAGCAAATACTTACGAATGGAATGGAAGCTCATGGTCATCAGGCGGAAGCATACCTACTTCAGCAAACTACGGAGCTAATGTTGCAGGAACTCTAACAGCTGCATACGCTTGTGGAGGAAACTCACCTCTTAAATCAGCAACAAATAATTACGATGGTAGTTCTTGGACTACATCAGGTAGTTCACCAAAATCAATTTACAACACACACGGAAATTCTGTTGGAACACAAACTTCAGGAGTAATGACTGGAGGAAGTGGACTATCTTCTAACCCACCTTTTGGAGCTGAAACTGTTCATTATGATGGATCTGTTTGGGCATCCGATGTAAACTCATTACAAGCTTATACTAATACAGGAGCTACATGGGGGACACAAAATTCACACGTATTTGCAGGAGGATATACTGGAACAGCAAATACTGCATTAACTCAAGAATACAATGTATCAATCAATACAATCACTGCAGCATCGTGGGCAAGTGGAGGATCTTTAAATAATGCAAGAGATGAAGGAGCTTCTTCTCAAAACGGAACTCAAACAGCTGCTTTATATTTTGGTGGCTATTACACTGATCCTGCCATAGCTTATACTGAGCAGTACGATGGTACATCTTGGACTGTTAAAAATTCTTTAAACACAGCTAGGTACTCTGGAGCTGGAGCAGGCACTACCGCTGCAGCTTTATACTCTGGAGGTTTTTCTAATCCATCAACTTTACAAAGTGCAGTAGAAGAATGGGATGGTACTAATTGGGCTACTCAACCAAATTCATTATCGACTGGTAGATATTCTGCAGGTGGTTGTGGAACACAAACAGCTGCATTGGTTTATGGTGGACGTACACCATCAGGAGGTGCTCAAAATGGAACTGAAGCATACAATGGTACTACATGGGGTGCTGGTGGAGTATTAGCAACAGCAAGGTCACATGTGTCTGGTGGTGTTGGAATATCAACAGCAGCAATATGTGTTGGAGGATTTGGAGGATCGCCTGGCTATTTAACCACTACTGAAGAATATGGAGGAACTTCTTGGACCTCTGGAGGAAGTTTAGTTACAGGTGCAAATAACATGGGTGGTGCTGGAACAGCAGCAGATGCTATAATTTTTGGGGGTGTTATATCTCCTGGATCAAGCGGCTATACTGGAATCACACAAGGTTATGATGGAACTTCTTTTTCAACAAGACCATCTCTAGCAACAGCTAGAAATTATATTAGTGGAACTGGAACTTCTACAGCAGGTCTTGCTTTTGGAGGTAATTCTAGTCCTACTTACACAACAGCAACAGAGGAATTTACAGGAGAAACATCTGTAGCCACAGCAAAAAGTTTAGCTTCAACTTAAACTTGACTTATATTTGCAAAAAGTTAAATTGAGGAACATGTCAGATAAAAGAAATATACATGCTTTAATAGAAAAAGAAGCACCAAGTTTAAATAACTTATTAGATCCAGAAGATGTAAAAGAGTTCAAAGCTATGACAACAGAGCTTCGAGACACGTGGACTAAGAAGCAAGTATTTAGAACTGAAACAGAAATGAGAATGTCTGTCTTACAAGACGCAAAATATCCAACAAAAGCTTCAAAGTATTGGCAATGTGTTAGAGAACAGAATGTATTTTTAGAAAATTTAATGACTTTGTCATTTGAATGTAGAAGATCAGAGGCTAAAATTAAATGGTTAGAAAAAAAAGTAGATACAGAAAAAGATGATTATAAATTAGAAAAATATAAAATAGATTTAGATGAAGCTAGATATGGTTTAGCTAACATGCAATTAGTTGCAAAAGATCGTATGAGAGAAATTAAACTTTGGTCTACACTAAAGAAAGAATTTGACGATGGATCTTTCGATACAAAAGATGTTAACAGACATCAATTAGATTCTTATCATTTGATAATGAAAAATAAAGCAGAAACATTAACCTCAGGCTCAAGTCAACCTGAAGTATTTAACGTATTAGGTCAACTTAAAACAATTGAAAGAGTCAAGAAAACTGGAGAAATGTTGTACAATAAGAAAGAACAATTAACAAGTGACCTCGGAGCCAAACCAAAATAATTTTCAAGTTGTTTTTTTAGGACAATCAGTTCTTAAATATCAAGTTCCTCTTGATATATTTATCTCACTTAATAAAATTTATGAAACAAATTACTCAAATCTTAAAGCTGCAAATAAACAATTAGTGGGAAAAATAGAAAAAGAACATAGTTTATTTTATGATGGTGAAACTTTAAAAATGTCAAAACATAATCTGTTACCACAGAATGTGTTACGATGGTTTCATGAAAAGTTTAATCATTATTTAAGATGGAATAACATTCAAGATTTTGAAATGCATCTTAATTCAGTTTGGGTAAATCAAATGTTTGAACATGAGTATAACCCAGTTCATGTTCATCAAGGATCATTATTTACCGGATTATCTAGTGTCATGATTTTAGGATTACCAAAAAGTTTTGGTGTAGAATATTCTGCAGAGGAATCACCACAAAATGGAAAACTATCTATTTTAGGATCGGCATCTGGTCAATTTGCCAAAATAGATTACCAACCTGATATAAGAGAAAGAGATTTTTTTATTTTTCCATATGATATGAGACATAGTGTTTATCCTTTCAATGGACCTGGATGGAGAAGATCTCTAGCTGCAAATATGGATGTTAGGTATGATCCTGTAAGAAACAGAGGAGCAGCTTAATGTTAATACCACACTATCAAATATTTAAAGATAGATTAATAGAAGTAAAATTTAAAAATATGAAACTTCATTTTCCAACAATTGAAAGATTTGTTGAAAAAATAAATCCAGATTTTGAAAAAAATGGATTACTATGCCCAATTGTTTTAGATGCTGATAGTGTGCATATTAGAAGTGGCACACATAGATATGAATACTTTAAAGATAAAGACGAATCTACATTGTGCTACGTAGGCCAAAACAATCATGAAACTAAATATTTTCAACTATTAAATGTGTTTTGTTGGGAAAACCATCCAGTAAAAAAACCAGAGTTTTTAAAAGCAATGTATGATAAGGTATTAGAAAATGTACGAAAATAGACATATCACAGAACCTAAATGGAAAAGTTGGATAATACAAACAACAACACCATTATTTACACCAGATCAATGTCGACAAATTATAGAGTGTGGTAGAAGACAAAAACCACAACAAGCACAAGTGGGTATGGGTAAACCTGGTGGTGGAACAGACACAAAAAAAAGAGTTACAACAATATCTTGGATACCATTTAAAGAGATGGGACATATGTATGTAGACCTAAATAATTTTATACAAAAAGCAAATGAAAATCATTTTGGTTTTGGAGATGTACAAGTAACTGAACAAGCACAATTCACAGAGTATCCTGAAGGAGGGTTCTATGACTGGCATATGGATTGTGATGTAAACATGCAACATGAACCGCCAGTGAGGAAAATATCAATGACTCTTTTATTAAACGACCCGTCAGAGTTTGAAGGTGGGCATTTAGAATTAATGTCACCAGGAAAGTTTGGAGAATTAAAACAAGGACATGCAATTGTATTTGCATCTTTTTTAAACCATAGAGTACAACCTGTTACACGAGGTCTTAGACAATCTCTTGTTGTTTGGTTTGGAGGTAAACCATTCAGATGATAATGGAACAATTTTTTCCAACAATCATTTACGGTAAAGATGTAAAGTTAGATAATAAATTATTTGCTAACGAAATAATTGAGTGGTCTAAACGAGATCCTGGTGTTAAGAAAACAAACGTTAAGGGCTGGCACTCTACAACAGAAATGCATAAAATGCCTGTGTATCAACCTTTAGTAAATGAATTATTCTTAATGATGAATGATATATGGAAACAAGAGTGGTTGGATAGAGAACCTGTGCTAGGAAATATGTGGGCTAATATTAATCCACATGGTGCATTTAATGCTCCGCACTTGCATCCTAACAGTTTATTTAGTGGTGTTTACTATGTGAAAATTGCAGAAAATTCAGGTAGGTTAGTAGTGAATGATCCTAGACAAGGCGTTCAATTAAACATGCCTGCAAGAAAAGCAGGAAAACCACCAAAACATTTATGGAGAGAGTGTCATTTAGAACCTGTTGAAGGTAGAATTATAATATTTCCATATTATCTTTGGCATTCTGTTGAACCTAATTTATCTAATGATATAAGAATATCAGTAAGTTTTAATTTTATACAACATGGCTTTCAATAAATTTCAAGTAATTAAGAACGCATTATCATATGATATTTCTAATTTCATATTTAATTATTTTTTATTAAAAAGAGAAGCAGTGGCTTTCATGTATAAGAACAACATAATAGCAGATGTTGGACTAATGGGTACTTGGACAGATAAACAAATACCTAATACTTATTCCCATTACGCAGATCCAGTTATGGAAACTCTTTTAGTTAAGATGTTACCAATAATGAAAAAACACACTGAATTAGATTTGATACCAACTTATTCTTATGCAAGATTATATAAAAATGGTGATGAATTAAAAAGACACAAAGATAGACCAAGTTGTGAAATATCTACCACATTAAATTTAGGTGGAGATCCATGGCCAATATTTATTGATGGAACAGGAGCTAACACAGTGATTGATGAGTACAAAAATATTCATAAACCAAATGCTCCAACAGGTACAGAGGTACTACTAGATGTTGGTGATATGTTAGTGTACAGTGGTTGTGATCTCGAACATTGGAGAAAACCTTTTGAAGGTCAAGTTTGCGGTCAAGTATTCTTACATTATAACCATGTAAATGGCCCATTTGCTGATAAAAATAAATTTGATGGCAGACCATTGCTGGGTATACCAAAGATGGGATAGGGTTTATATGAAGAGTTTTTTAGTTTATACTTAATATTATGGCATTACGTAAAGTACAATTAATACCTGGATTCGATAAACAAGTTACTGAAACCGGTGCTGAGGGACGATGGACCGGGGGCCAGTACGTAAGGTTTAGATACGGTTTACCTGAAAAAATAGGTGGTTGGTCACAAAAAGGTGCAACAAGTCTTGTGGGTGTAGCTAGAGATCAACATACTTGGTTTGACTTATCAGGTAATAGATATGCAGCAATCGGCACAGATAAAGTTTTATATATTTATTACGAGGGTACTTTTTATGATATTCATCCACTAGATGCATCTAAACAAAAAGCTGGTATGACTAATTGTTTTACCACTACAAGTAATCAACCTACAGTTACTGTAAACACAGGGACTGGACATGGTTTAGCAGAAGGTGATCTAATAGTTTTTTCATCTGTAAGCGCTATTCCTGGATCTTCAGGATTTACTGCTGCAGATTTTACAAAAACATTTGAAGTAAAAACAGTTCCAACAACTACTACTTTTACAATTACTATGTCTAAAAATGAGTCAGGGACTGCATTCACGACTACCGGAACTGCGACCTTGGACGCTTATTTTGTAGTTGGACCTAGATTTCAATTACCTGGATTTGGTTGGGCTACCGGTCAATGGGGTGGTACAACTACAACATCAACTACAACAATTAACAACGCTGGAACTTTTGCTGCAGGAGCAACATCAGTTATTTTAACATCTTCAGCAACCATGCCTGCTACAGGTACTTTGTTAATAGGTTCAGGAGCCACAGCTGAATTAGTTACTTACACATCTAACAATACAGCAACAAATACAATATCAGGAATATCAAGAGGTCAAGGGGGAACATCAGACGTAACACATGCAAATGGTTCAACAGTTCAGGATGCTTCGAGTTATACAGGATGGGGTTCTGCAACAGCTGCAGGAGTTATACTTGATCCAGGTCAATGGAGATTAACTAATTTTGGACAAAAATTAATTGCATTAATTTTTAATAGTGTTTGTGTTGAATGGGATCCATCATCAGCTGGTGCTTTGTCTAATCCTAATAGAGCCGTGCTTGTAACCGGTGCACCTACAGCTTCAAGAGATATGATTGTTTCCACACCTGATAGACACTTATGTTTCTTTGGAACTGAAACAACAATAGGAACAACAAGCACTCAAGATGATATGTTTTTACGATTCTCTGACCAAGAGGATATAAATGTTTACACTCCAACAGCAACCAACACGGCAGGTACACAGAGACTTGCTGACGGTTCAAGAATTATGGGTGCTTTAGTTGGAAGAAATGGTAATTATATTTGGACAGACACAGCTTTATTTACTATGAGATTTATTGGTGCTCCATTCACATTTGGTTTTGAACAAGTTGGTACAAACTGTGGTTTGATATCTCAACATGCAGCAATAGAGGTAGATGGTATTATATATTGGATGTCTGAAGATAGTTTCTTTTATTTTGATGGTGCATCTGTAAAAAAACTTCCATGTCTTGTTGAAGACTATGTATTTGGTGATTTGAATAATGATGCTGAATTAATTGTACACGCAGGTGTTAATGATAAATTTAACGAAATAACTTGGTTCTATCCAACATCTGGTTCTACTTCAGTTGATAGATCGGTAACTTATAATACTAGAGATTCACAAAATATTCCTGGTGGAGTATGGACAACAAACGATGGTGCTTTAATAAAAAGAACTACTTGGGTTGACCAAGGTGTATTTGGTAAACCCCTTGCAACTTCATACAATGCATCTGAATCACCATCACAAGGAGAGATACCTGGAATATCAAACGGTGCTACTACATACTACGAACACGAAACAGGAAACGATCAAGTCTTAACTGATGGCACAACAACAGCAATACCAGCTCAAATTGAGTCTGGTGATTTTGACATCGATCAAGGTGGTGATGGTGAGTTTATGATGAGAATAGCTAGGTTTATTCCTGATTTTAAAAATCAAGTTGGTGATGCTCAGGTAACTATATTTTTAAGAGATTTCCCATCTGACACAAGATCTTCATCAGCATCCGGCCCTTTGATAACAGGACCATTTACAGTTACTACAAGCACCAAACAAGTATTTTGTAGATCAAGAGGAAGGGCTGCATCATTTAAAATAGCAAACACAGGAACAGGACAAACTTGGAGATTCGGAACTTTTAGAGCTGATGTGCAAGTAGGAGGTAGAAGGTAATGGCAAAAATAAATGAAATTGTTTCACAAGCAACACCAGAGTATCAACCATCAAACTTAAACCAGTTTGGTAGAGATATAAACAATATTATACAGACACTTAATTCAACTTACCCACAGGATATAAAAGAAGAGTCAGAGGCAATTTCTTACTTCTTAAATGATTAATGGCTAAGAAGAAAAAAAGTCAATTTGGAACTGCATGGTATGAAAGAGCAAAACCTAAGAAAAGACCGAGGAGACATAAAAAAAACCTTAACAAAAGTGAAAAACGAATGTATAAGAAATACAACCGACAAGGAAGATAATGGCAAATAAATTTGTAAACAGACAATTTAATTTAACAACAACTAATCCAGTATCAGTTTATACTTGTCCTGCTGAAACAGTCGCTATGATTAAAAGTGTTCAAGTTATGAATTCAAGTTCAGGCACAGTAAGTGTTACAGCTTCTATACGAGATAATTCTGCATCAGCAGATTTTGATTTTTCAAAAAGAACTTTAGGAACTGGCACTTCATCTGATTTAATAACGGGTGTAAAGGTATTTGAAGAAAATGACATATTAAAATTAAAATCAAGTCATACGAGTGTTATTACAGGAACAGTAGCCATATTAGAACAAGATAGAACATAATGACAGAATATAGAATTATCAATGGAGAAAAAGTGCCAGTCGTTAAATGTGAGGCTGAAACAACAATTACAAATATAAAAACCGGTAAAATTTATAAAAACGAGGAAGAAGTAAAGCTTGAAAATCCTGACCCAAAAGATATAAAAAGGGATGTCAAAATTATTATCCCTAAAGGATTCGATGTGGTTGGGGAAGAACCTTTAAAATGAAAGCAGCTGGCGGTACAGAGATACAATTTGCAGAACTTGCAAAAAGAATAGATCCTAGTTATTTCAAAAAAATTCAAATAACAACATCTGTTCCAGAAAAAGAACCCATTGATCCAGATAAAATTAGTATTTTATGGATGAAAAATTCATATGATCAACCCAATATAGCTCCGTGGTTTAGACAAAGAGAAAACCATAGAAAATATGATTGGTATGTATTCAATACTCATTGGTGTTACGAAAAATTTAGATACGCTTTTGGATTACCAACACATAAATGTTGTGTAATTAAAAATGCATTACCTGATACAGAATGGATTGAAAGACCTAAATTTAAAAAAGGTGATCCAATAAAATTAATTCACACCTCCACTCCATGGCGTGGTCTAAATGTTTTATTAGGTGCAATGGAATTAATTAAAAGAGATGACATTACATTAGATGTTTACAGTTCTACAAAAATATACGGTAGTGAGTTTGAGTTACAGAACGATAAACAATTCAAACCCATGTATGATAAAATGGAAAGTTTAAAAAATGTAAATCACATAGGATACAAACCAAACAAAGAAATAATACAAGCAATGCAGAAAAGTCAAATTTTTGCATACCCATCTATTTGGGAAGAAACTTGTTGTATATCTGCAATTGAGGCAATGGCTGCTGGTAATATGGCAGTTGTAACAAATTTTGGGGCATTGTTCGAAACTTGTACAGAGTATGCACATTACGTAAATTATGAAACAGACATGTATACTTTGGCTAAAAAGTTTAAGGTAATTATTGAGTTTGTTGCTGACAATTACCATGAACCAGTCTTACATGAAAGATTAAAAGATCAAATGAAATTCTATAGAACTTTCTATAATTGGGACATGAGAGCAAAAGAATGGGTTAGTTTATTTGATCAACTATTAAATATGAAAGGATATGCATGACATTTAAAATAGATGAAAGAAGTATCATAAACGAGAAAAACATATTTGGACAAAACACAGACAAGGGTAATGATGTGTTAGAGTGGGATAAGAAAGCTAAACATCCTATTAAATTATTTTTTACCTCTCCTTGTCATGGAGGTGTTGATATACATTACGTTAGAGCAACGTTAGAACTTCAAGCTATGTTACAAAGACATAAAATTCCAGTTACATTTCATTTGATTCAATCATCTATTGTTACTCAGGGTAGGAATCTATGTACTGCAGCTTTTTTAAAATCAGAGTGCACTCACATGTTGTTTGTTGACACAGACATTGAGTTTGATGAAACATCGGTCATAACTATGCTTGAAGCAGATAAAGATATTGTTCTTACTCCTTACCCTATGAAAGTAATTGACTGGGACAAAGCAAAAAACATTAGCGAAAAATCAGGTCGACACATAAGTAAATGTGGTTACTATTATCCAATGGCATTCATAGATGCAGAAAATATAGATTGTAAAGATGGAATAACAGAAATTAAAAGAGGACCTGCTGGATTTATGTTAATAAAAAGACGAGTATTTGAAAAAATGGCTGAAGAGTATCCACATCTTAGAATACGACAGCAAACCATGCTCAACCAACAAATGCGTAAAACAGACCAGTTTTATAACTTTTGGGACACTGAATTTAATCAAGAAAAAGGAACTTTTATGGGAGAGGATTTTGCCTTTTGTAAAAGGTGGACTGACATTGGAGGTAAGATATATGCTAATGTAGACGCATATATAACCCACCATGGAGACTATAGTTATAAGGGTAGGTTTATTGACGAAGGGGAAAAAATTAAGTAAATTGGAATAAATACGTATTTAAAACAGGAGAAATATGGATCCAGCAACACTAGCAACCATGTATGCTATCAATGTCGGGATTAACGCATTAGGTGGCAAAAGAGGTTCAACATTATTTAAAGACTCATTTGGAGATACAGCAACACAAGCTTTAACTATGCATATGACAGGAGGCTTTGATGCTAAAGGAACACCTGGAGCCAAACAAGCTCCAATCGGTTATGATACAGCTGACATGGCAATGACTACAGCTACAGATCAAGCTTTTAAACCTACACCTAAACCAAATGATCCAGGTTTTTTCAAAAAAGGATTAGAAAGTTTTTCTGATGTTTTCAGAATGGATACTCCAGAGGGCAGGAAAATGGACAAATTTAAAGTTGGAGCAACAGCAGCAGGTGCTGCAGGACTTGCATATGGATTAGGAGCTTTTGATCCTGTGCCACCAAAAGAACCAAAATACCCAGGGTATAATTTATTTTACGCACAAAATCCTAGTCAATTTATGCCTTATGATGATCCAAATATGCAAGTTGATTATTCACAATATCCAGACAAACCTTATAGTGGTATCAAAGCTGGTGGTATAATTGGACTTGAAAGTGGTGGACAGGCAGCTCCTGACCTTTTGCGAGAAGAATTTGAAAAATATAAAAAAGAAAAAGATGATGCTGGTGAAGAGGCAATGAACTTTGAACAATTCAAACAATTTAGAATGCAGTTTGGTCAAATGAATCAGGGTGGAATTACACAATTGGCTATGGGTGGTAGAGCATCTAACATGCCTATGCAATCTATAGAAGAAACAACAGCAGAAGAAGATGTTGATATGATTCCTCCACCAATGAGTTCAATTATGAGACCACCAGTAATGCCTGGAATGTTGTTTGCAAAAGAAGGATCTTTAGTAGATAGATTACCGAGTAAAACAAACACTGATGAAAACGATAAAAGAAATTATAAAAGAACTTCTGGCAAACTAGTTGTAGATGCAGCTGGTAAAGGAAGTGAAGAAAAAGATACAATGTTAGCTCAATTAGCTGACGGTGAATTTGTAACTAAATCAAAAGCTGTACGAGGTGCAGGGATTGCTTTAGGTGCAAATCCAAAAGACAAAAAACAACAAAGGGAGCTTGGTGCTAGATTTTTCTATAAACAAATGGCAGATTTTGACAAATTAGCAAAACGAATGTCTTAATGAATTTGTTGCGTATATGGAAAGATGAAGAAGTGGATAAAGTTTGGATTTTTGTAAAGGACTATATCCAAAAAGCTCTTGAAAGATCAGGTGGATACGCTGATCATGAGCATGTTAAAGATCAGATTAAAAAAAATCTGATGCAATTGTGGGTGGCTTGGTCTGAAGAAGATCAAAAAGTATACGCAGTTGGGGTAACAGAATTAAAACAGTATCCTAAGTATCGGACTATGAATTTCCGAATACTTACTGGGGAGAAAATGGAATTATGGGTAAAGTTTTTAGAACCAATGGAAGAATGGGCACGAACACAAGGAGTTAGTAAAATGGAGTTTTATGCACGACCAGGTTGGGAAAGATTTTTAAAAACAAAAGGATATGTTAGATCACATATTCAATTAGATAAATTTATAGGAGAAAAAAAATGAGTTCAGGTGGAGGAGGCGGAGGTAGTAGTGTACCAGCAGATACTACTAACGTTCAAACAATAAGAGAAGCACCAGAGATTGAAGCAAGAAGACTAGGCTTGATGGATTCTGCTATTGAATTAGCTAGAACTAAGACAACTCCTCCTGCATTTCAAGTCGCTGGCATGTCTCAAGCAGAGCAAGATGCTTTAGCATTAGCTAGATCTGGACCTGCGGGTGCATCTCAAATGACTGCAGCGGACACGGCTTTAGGAGCTGCACAAACAGCAGCAGGTAGAACATTTACTGCAACGGATGTTCAAAAAGCTATGAACCCTTTTATTCAAAATGTAGTAAATCAAGTCTCTGAGGATTATGCAAAACGTGAAAACCAACTTGCACAACAAGCTATTTCAAGCGGTAATTTTGGTGGTGGTAGAGAAGGTGTTGGCATAGCAGAATTACAAAGACAAAAATCAGGAACATTAGGTCAAATTTATGGTCAAGGTTTTCAATCAGCTTTAGGTGAATTACAAACACAAAGAGGTTTAGAAACTGAAGCTGCACTACAGGCAGCACGAGGTCAAACAGGTTTAGCTCAACAAGCTTTAGCACAAAGAGAAAGTCAGCTTCAAGGGTTAGCAGGTTTAGGCGGAGTTGAAAGAGGAATTGAGCAAGGTAAATTAGAAGCAGCTAGACAAACAGCTGTACAAAATATTCAAGAACCATATCAAAGAGTTGCATTTGTATCTGACATTCAATCAGGTATACCATCAGCATCTCAAGCAAGACTATCTCAAACAACATCACCACAACCTAGTCCATTGGGTCAAGCTGTTGGAACAGGATTAGGAGCGTACGCAGCGTTCTCAGGGAGGTAACCTGTGATAGATAAACTTAAAAAACCAAAAAGTTTTGACAACGGTGGTATATCAAGATTACCAATGCCTCCATCATCACCAAATGTACCTGCAGTTTATAACAGAGAACCTTTGTTTTCTGTAAAAGGTTTACAGCAAAGATACGCAGGATTACCTGGCGCTATAAGAACACCATTAAATGCAATGGGTCGTACCGGAGCTTTTTTAATGGGAGGAAGATTTGCACCTGTATTGGGTGGTATAGCAATAGGTCAAGGGTTTGATGCATTAGCTAGAGCAACAAACACACCTGAAGAATATGAAGCCATGAAAGAGAAAGCAAGAGCTCAACGTGGCTTTGGTTATTTTGATGATGTAAATATAAGTCAAGATGCTCCTCCACCTAAAGAATTATCAAATTTAGAAAAAGATTTTCCAGGAATGAGCACATCTGAAATTATAGAGCAAATAAATACATCAGAACAAAACAGTGGTATTGAAATTGCACCAGAGGCAGTACCAAAAGTAATTAATGAAGAAATAGAAAAAAATCAGTTAACAGATCTTAATGTTAAAAAACCTGGTGACGAAAATCCAATAGATCCAGGAGTTGTAGTTACTGAAGACACTGAAACAATTGATGATATTGATAATGATGTCGTTGTAAAAGAACAAAAAAACAGAGATGAACAAAATTTAAAGGCGAAACAATTTTTTTATGAAAATATGGATACATTTTTTTCAGAAAATCCAACAAAAAGTGCTCTTGCTATACAATTAGATAATGCAGTTGATGACATAATGGGCGATGATAAAAGATCAAATAAATTATTGTTGTTACAATTAGCTTCTAATTTATTAACGGGTAGAACAGATCAACCTGGGTTCAAAGGTTTTTTAGATGTGTTAGGTCAAGCGGGTCAAAACGTAATACCTATGGCATTAGCTTTAGAAGACGAAAGAAGAAAAGATGAAACTGAATTAAAAAAAGCAATGCTTGGAAACTTAAAAAAAGATAAGGCTTTGAAATATTCGCCAGATAATAAAATTGTTAAAGTAAGGATACCTGGTGAGGACGAAGCGAAAAGTTATAGAGCTAGAGTTTCAGAAACAACAGGTAATGTTCAAATAAAAGTACCTGGTGGTTATATAGATGTAACAAATTTACCATACAAAATGATGAGCGCTCCTGAGGCAGATGATATTGAGAGAATAAACAAAGGGATTTCAATTAAAGCAAATGCTTTAAGAGGAATAAATAAAGCATTAGACTTAACTATAAACGACCCAGATTTGATTGGTTCTAAAGGTTCTGTTACTGAATTTTTATTAGCAGGTAAAGATATCTTTGCACAATATTTTTCAGAAACTTCATATGAAGAATTAAATAGACAATATAAAGAAAATGCAAGTCAATTTCAAAGCGATGTTAATGCAAGACTAAAAGCAGGTGAAATTAACGAGGATGAAGCAAAGGCAGAATTAGAAGCAGGTAAAGGGTATTTTGATAGATTAAAAAAAGAAATAGGAAATGTTTCAGCTGCTGAAACTGACACTCTTAGAAAACAAGCCTCTTTAAGAGCAATTGAACTTTTAACATCTTATGCTCTTGCAAATATTTTAAAAGACAAAGACAGACTTGCAGTAAGAGATATTGAAAGAGCTGAAAAATTAACAAGTCAATTTGGTTTTTTAAAATCTCCTACAAAAGTAATAGCACAATATCTAGTAATAAGAAAAGAGTTAGAAGAATCTATAAGAAAAGATTTAGGTGTTGCGGCTTCTATAGGAATTATGCCTGATCAAATTTATGGTTATGATAAAATTGTAGATTTATCAAAACAAAAAGAACTAGATCAGTTAAAAGGTTTTAGAAAAAATTTAGCCACAGTAATTGAAAATAATGCTGGTGATTTAGATCAAATTTCCAAAGTTATTTTTGGAGATTTACCAGTTGTAGGAGAAGACTAATGGATGTAAAAGAATTAGAATCATTGCTTCAATCTAATAGAATAGATCTTAGAAATTTAAATGCTCAACAAAAGGTATTTATCGAAACCTTACAAGAAAAAGGTGTGATTGATGTGCCTCCTTTAGAGGTTATGGAAAATAAACAAAACGAAGCAGCTAAAGTTGTTGCAGCAGAAAAAAGAATGGTGGCAGATCCTATCTCTGAAATGACATCTGATTACGTTAACAGAGATAATGTGCAAATGTATACTGACATTGGGTTTCTTGCTGCATCTTTATTTTTAGACAGAAAAAGATTGGGAGGGGCTATTTTAAATCCTAAAAAATTTATAAGTGATTTGAACAAAATCAAATCTACATTCAAAAATCCGTTGTTAAATAAAACAGTGACTGGAATTAAACAGGTGGGTGCAACTGCCATGGGTATGGGTGGAAGTGTTGCAGCACAATCTGCAATGAGAGCAGCTTTAGCTGGAGCCTTGGGATACTCAGCAGGAGGTGTTGCGTATGATTTAGCTGATGAAATAGCAAGAGATCAACTAGACCTTAAGAAAAAAGTTGGAGATGTAACTTACAAAGATATGATGGAAAAGAATCCTTTGTTAAGAAGTCTAGATGACTTTAGAGTAGGCCTTACTTTTAACGCTGGTGCAGAACTATTAGGTCCTTTGACTTCCAGTTCAATGTATGGCTTGAGAAAAATGTTTGGTCTTGAAACTCCTTATGCAAGAGCAATGGCAGAGATAGCTAAAAAAAATAATTTAAAACTTACGTATATTATGGCGGCAGATCCTAATACAATTGGGGGTAAAATATTAAAAGGTATAAACAGGATTTTTGGTCAATTACCTTATATTGGAAGACCAGCTGCGCAAGCTCAATTAGGAGCTATAAAACAATTTAACGATGTATCTTCTAAAATATTTGAGTTACAGCCAGGTATGCATTTGGCTATTGCAGCACAATCATCTGAAAGAGCTGCTAATCAAGTTCTTAAAACTTATGAAAAATTTATGAATATAAATAGTATAAATTTTAATAGATTTTTAAATCAAGCCAGAGCATTTGGAGATCCAAGAGTAATAGATTTAAATAACGTAAACGCATATTTTAAAGCATTACAAAGAGATACAACGGCACCACCAGAACTTAAAGCATTTTTACAAGAACAAGATTTGACGACACCTTTTGGTCAATTTATTGCAGCGTATACAGAATTAGCTGGTAAAAATAGACCTATATCTATTTCAGAATATTCTTTCTTGAGAACGATGTTAAATAAATCAACAGCTCAATTATCTAAAAATGAACCAAGTCAGATGATTTATACGCAGTTACAAAAAGCTTTAGAGGAAGATTTTGCAAAAATGGACTTGTCACCTGGACGGCAAATTACACTGAGAGAAAATGTAGCTACGAAAGATATGATTGAGGCTGGAGGTAATTTAGTACAAGCAGAAGTTAAAACCACTGTAGGTGAAACTGGATTAACACAAGCTAAAAAATTAGAACTTAAAGAAAATATTGAACATGCATTTGAATATTATGCAAACAACATAAAAACTTTTGAATCTTTGACTGCAAGAAAATTAGCTGCATTTGATCAAAATGCATTGAGCTACAAACAAATGATAAATTTTCAGAAAGCAGGAAATACTTACAAGGATGAAATGTTAAAAACAATAAGTAGAAATATTTTTCAAACTAAAAATGGTTTGAGTTTTGAAGCTATTACAGATTTGCAAAAACTTTTAGACTCAGATGTTCATAAAGTAACTCCATTTTTGGACGCATCAGGGAATACAGCTTTTAGAACAGATTTAGTTAGAAAAGGTTCAAAAGAAGGAAATGAAAGTTTACAAAAGTTATGGGGTGCGCATGTAGGAAACGCTTATCAAATGTCATTTAGACCTATTGAGAAAAATGCCATGGGTGATTGGATTGAAAGTTATTTATTAAAAGAACAACAAAAAGCAATGTTAGGACAACCCTACAAAACTGTTGATGATTTATTGATGCCCAATGGATTACCAGCAAAAAATTTAGGTGGTGGTAATGTTTACTTTGATGCAGATATTTTTAGAAAATTAGTATTGCCAAACGAAGCATCAGCTACACAAATGAGAATTATCTTTGGGCAAGAAAAAGCAAACCAGCTTTTAAAAAATTATGATGATCTGTTAAGTTATATGGATGCGGTAAAATCTTACGTAGTACCTGAGGCATCGACTTTCTTAGCTAGAAGATTAGTTTTATCAGGTCCAAACATTGCAGTAGGTGCTGGTGCATACGGTATGGGATTCTTTCCAATGGCATTAACTTTAATTTTAGGTAACAGAGCAAATAGAATTTTGTCTAATCCAAATGCTGCTGAAACAATTAACTCAGCCTTCAAAAGTTTTTTAGAAAGACCTGGTGACTTTGGAGGATTTTCTACCTTCACAAGGTTTCATTTAGCAAAAGTTGCTAACAAAACTTTAAATGATTATGTACCAGAAGATTATAAGTTTGATGAAAGTGACGCTTCAATGCGAAGAATATTTGAAATTCTAGATCAAACAAAATCTCCAGTTGAACCTCTTACAAATTTAAACATGAATAAAAAAGATGAAGAGAATATGTATCTTGGTTTAAATGAAGAAGAAGCAATCAAAGCAGTTGATACGTTACCTGATATAGAATATCTTACTCAACAAATAGGAGGTTTACCAGCTAACATGGAAGAAGAGGCTATGATGGCAAGAGCAGTAAACACAATGCCTGAAAACCAAAAAATAACACCTACGACTCTTCCAAGACAACAAGGGCTAAGAATTCCAGGACCTGGAGTACAACCCGTAGATTATAGTCAATTATTTCCTTTTGATCCATTAGGAAATACTATTGCAAGTAGGAGGGGACAAGGATAATGGCTAAAACTGCAGAACTAGCACATAACAGAATAGATAATCATGAAAAATTGTGTCGAATCATGCAAAAACAAACTCATGATAAGATTAAAGAGCTACAATCTCAGGTAACTAGAATAGAAAGAATACTAATAGGTATAGCTGGGGGTGTAATAATAGGTCTTTGCACTCTAGTTTTTTCTTTACTTAACACTTCATTATGATAATCCTTCCTTAGTGAAGGTCACAAACAAATACAACTACAAACAATACACTCGGACAACGGACCGGGGACGAAGAGTTTATCTAGATGGTAAGGATAAATTACCATCAGTCACCACAATTTTGTCAAAAACTAAAGTAGATTCTGACGGAATCAAGGCATGGAGAGCAAGAGTAGGTGAGGCTGAAGCTGAAAGAGTAATGAAAGAAGCAGCCCAAAGAGGCTCTGTGATGCATGAAATGCTTGAAAGGTACGTGCATACCAATAACTTCGATACGCCTGCCCACGATGCTCCTATAGCTCATAAAATGGCTAATTTAATCATATCTAAGGGTTTTATCTATTTAGATGAAGTATGGGGAGTAGAACAAAATATAGCATATCCAAACGAATATGCAGGGACTATGGATTGTGTTGGAGTATTCAGAAAAAAACCTACAATCCTGGATTTTAAACAAACAAATAAACCCAAAAGAGAAGAATGGGTAGAAGATTATTATCTTCAACTTACAGCTTATATTTGTGCACACGAAAAACAATATGGTAAAATTGATGGTGGCACAATTCTAATGGCTTCAACTGGTTTGGTATTTCAAGAATTTGAATTATCGGGAAGTAAATTAGATGAATACAAAGATAAGTGGTGGAAAAGAGTTGAAGAATTTAAAACCAATCACGCACAACCTCGCCAAGAGTCTTTGCAGAAAGTTTAAATTTTGAGTCTAGAGCCTTTAATATTTTTTCATCAACTGTTTTTTCAGCGACAAAATCAATGTAAGTTACCTTTTGATCTTGCCCAATTCGATGCGCTCTATCTTCCGACTGTACCCGATGCTCTGCATTATAACTATTTGAGTAATAAACAACTACTCCAGCTTTTGTCAAAGTTATACCCATACCTCCAGTAGCTGGGTTACCAACAAAAAATCTACATTTTGGATCGTTTTGAAATCTTTCTATTGCTTCAGTCCTTTGTTCTGATGATGTGGCACCATAAAAAGTTACAACAGATTCGACTCCAAATTTTTTTGTAAGTTCTCTATTAATTTGTTCTATATTATAAACATAAGTTGACCAGATAATTATTTTTTGATCTGTGTCCTCACAAATATCTACAAGTGCATCTAATCTTTTATTTTTGACATTAAGTATTTCGCCCTCTCTAGATTTAAAATAACCACAAGTTATTTGATGTAGTCTTAAAATTTCTGTTACAACGTTTGTAACTGTAAGTTCTTGATCTCGTAAATGGGCTCTGGCTTGAAGCCTGATGTCGTCATATAATTTTTGTTGTTCATCAGTAAGCTGAATAATTCTTTTAGTATAAATTTTTTCAGGTAAATCTAAACATTCTTTTTTTGTTTTTCTATATGCAAAGTTTTTCAGTTTTGCTTCTATCTCTGCTAAATTTGTAAAACCAACAGGCACATTAATTTGTCTACCACCTAAAAATAAAGTTTCGAAATAACAATATCTATTTCTAAAAGCTACAATGGAATTGAAACCTAAGTGTGCTGGATCTAAAAAATTACATTGCGTATATAAATCTAATGGATTTTTTGGTGTAGGAAATCCAGATAATATTCTTCTATATTTAGATCTTCTTCTTAATTTAATAATGTTTTTAGTTCTTCTTGCTTGATAATTTTTTACACACGTTGATTCGTCTACGACAACCATAGCATCGTGTAAGTTGCAAAATGTTTCTGCCCAAAATGAGCCCTTGTCGCCAGACAAAGCCTCTACATTCATTACAAAAATTTTAAGCTTTATCGAAGGTTTTTGCATAAAATTTACTAATTTTTGTTTAACCATGGTGCTTTTCCATAATAAAACGTCATATTCTACATTCAAATGTTTTGGTATTTCTGTATTATGCCAGACTGTATATACTGATTTAGGTGCTATTATTAATGCACCATTTATAAGCTTTTGTGATCTTAAAACACCAATATTATCTAGCAAAACTTTAGTTTTACCAGTGCCCATCTCCATAAATAAGGCATATGTTTTTTGGTCCCAACATTTTTCTAATGCCTCTAATTGATGCGCAAAAGGTTTTGTCTTAAAATTATATTTAGTTACCATCTCCCATGGTAATAAAATACTTGACTTTAAAAATCAATAGTTTATTTTCAGCAGCGGAGGTCGTTATGGTAAAACAACTAGACATACAAAAAGTGTCAGGTGCTTACATACAAGCATCGGACGAACAAATCAAAACGATATCTGCGAAGTGTACTGAGCTTCAGGAAACAGAGAACGAAATAACAATTTTAGAAGAACAATTAAAGAAGAAGAAAAAAGATGCGTTATTTCTCTCAGAAGAAACAATTCCTAATCTTATGACAGAAGCAGGTGTATCGGCACTTGATTTGGCTGACGGAACCTCAGTAAAGGTAACTCCTTTTTATGGAGCAAGAATATCAAAAGATCGTCAAGAAGAGGCGTTCCAATGGTTGCGTGATAACAATCATGCAGACTTGATTCGTAACAATGTTGGAGTATCTTTCACTGCTGGTGATGATGCAAAGGCTCAACACGTTCTGGAGCTTTTGACTAAAGCAAACTATAGACCCGTTCAAAAACAAGAAGTGAACGCCATGCAACTTAAGCAGTTCGTAAGGGAACAAACCGAAGCAGGTGTAACATTACCTGCCGATTTGTTTAGTATCTATGTGGCTAATAGAACGAAAATCAAAACAAAAGAGAAAATATAATGACGAAAACGAAAAACGGAAACGTAACAGTTAAGCCAAACTTTTCTATTGCATCTGTTGGAGAAGATCTAGCAGACAAGGGGTTTGAGCAAATGGGTGCAAAGGATCTAGCGCTACCTTTTCTTAAGGTGCTTGGTCAATTGTCTCCACAAGTAACTCAAGGCGATCCAGCTTTCATACCTGAAGCAAGACCAGGCATGATCTTTAACAGTGTAACACAAGATCTGTTTGATGGAACTAAGGGTATTGAAGTTGTTCCTTGTTATTACAAGCTTGAGTATTTAGAATGGCCTGATAGGCAGGAAGGTGCTAATGCACCAGCTGCTACTCATTCAGCTGATTCTAATATTCTTGCGCAGACTACAAGAGATGATCAGAACTTAGACAGATTACCAAATGGTAACTATGTTCAAGAAACTGCATCGCACTTTGTGATAAGAGTATCAGAGGGTGTTCCTCAAGAGTCTGCTCTCATGAGTATGAAAGCCACTCAAAGAAAAAAATCTAAGATGTGGAACTCTATGATGAGAAGTGTAAAAGAAAAACGATCAGACGGTAAGGGGTTCTATACTCCTGCTATGTTCACGCAAAGATATTTACTAACTACTGTGCTTGAAAAAAATGCAAAGGGCACATGGTATGGTTGGAAGATATCTCACATTGGACCTGTACAGAATCAAATGACACTTGATGCTGCAATGGGTTTCTATGACAGCTGTCTAAAAGGCAATGTTAATGTGAAGTATGAGCAAGAAACCGCAACCGCGAACCCAGGAGCGAATCCTGTACAACAAGAAGGTAAACCAGCTGGTCGACCATTCTAATGTTGCACAAATTCAAGGAGCTTTTCAGCGGACTTGATGTTGCTTACGGTGAGTATTATCTCAATGGCGAGCGAGACAACAAGACCGGTAAGGAAAAAGGTAGGGCCACAACTAAACGTGGCCCTGTCACTGACGAACTATTTCAAAAACATTTAAACGGAGAAATTAATCTAGGTATCATACCAATTAGATCTGACAATACATGTATATGGGGTTGTATTGATGTAGACAAATACGATTTAGATTACAAATCATTAATTAAACAATTTAGAAAAAAGAATTATCCCTTAGTTCCTTACAGATCAAAATCTGGTGGAATGCATTTATTTATTCACACAATTGAACCAGTGTCTGCTTCTGACATGATAGATAAACTACATGAGATAGCAGCCGATCTTGGTTTATCAGGGTGTGAGATATTTCCAAAACAAAGAAAAATTATGGTACATAAAAATGACCTTGGTAACTGGCTTAACATTCCATACCAACAAGCAGCTAGAACCACGCGTCATGCTATTTATGACAATGGTATGGGTATACCAATACATGAGTTTTATGTTTGGGTTCAAAAATTTAGAATAAACAAAAAGACTTTTGAAGATATAAAAATTGCTTCCGATGGCTTTCCAATCGAAGATGAGTTTGATCAATTTCCACCATGTCTTCAAGCCTTAATTAGAAATGGTTGTGCTGATGGTTTTAGAAATAATGCTCTGACAGGTTTTGCAACCCTTGCTAAGAAAAGAAATCCTGAAGGATGGCAAAAGGAAGTGTGGGAAAGAAACGAAGGTTTTAATCAACCGCTACCAGCGAGAGAGGTACAAGCACTTATATCTCAATATGAAAAAAAAGAATATCAATACAAATGCACAGATGCTCCTCTAAAAAATCATTGTAATTCTGCTGTGTGTAAAGAATTAAAATATGGAATTGATAGTGTAGATTATTTACCAACCATAGATTCGTTTCAAGTATTAAAAACAAAACCACCAATTTATTTTTTAACGATAGATAAAAAAACAGTAGAGCTTACAGGAAAACAACTTAACCAACAACAGCTGTTGTCTGAACAATTATTTGATCAAGCAGACATTGTTTGGCAAAAAGTTAAGGACAAAGATTATAGAGTTTTTTTAAATAAGCTCAAGTCCATGCAACAACCTATTGAGGGTTATGATGAAAGCAATGAAGCAGAAGAAGAATTCAAGGATACTATGATCCAATTTACACAAGAGACTCAGCAAGCAGATAACGCATCACAAGTAGAAGCTGAGATGTGGTATCTACATGAAAAAATTATTGTATTCAAATATAGAACCTTTGAAAGATTTATAAAAAAATCCGATAAGTCAGCTAAAAAATTTGAAATTATTAGTATGCTCAAAAAGAATGGTTGTACTAAACATGATTACTACGATAAATTAAAACTAAAATATGTTTGGCTATGTAAAAAAATGGATGCGCCAGTCATAGAAAGATCGAATGTCATTTTCCAAAGAAAAAAAGCACCTTTTGAAAAAGAAAACAATTAAAATTTTTGGTCCACCTGGAACTGGAAAAACTTACACGTTGTTAAATAGATTAGATAAATGGTTTAACAAAGGTGTTCAGCCGAGAGAAATAGCTTATTTATCTTTTACAAACAAAGCTGTAAACGAAGCTAGAAACAGAGCTAACAAAAAGTTTCCTGGATGTGATGATGAAGATCTTTCAAACTTTAGAACTATTCATAGCTTTTGTCGTAAGTTTAGAAAACAAGTTCCTGTCTTAGATCCGGAAATAGATATGGTTGAGTTTGCACAAAATTTAGGAATGGCACGTCCTGCATATGAAAGTTACAATGGTGTAAGAGTATTTAACGATTGGTCTTTAAGAGTTTACGATAAATCAAGAAACAAATTAATTACCCCTGAACAACAATTTGTAGATGAGCAATTTAAAAGAGCCACTCTTCCTAAATTTCAATTAATCTATCAACAGTATGAATTATTTAAACAAGACCACCGAGTTGATTTTACAGATATGATTACTCACTTTATTGATAACGAAGAAGCTCCTTATCTAAAAGTTTTAATTATAGATGAAGCGCAGGATCTAACACCACTTCAATGGCGAATGGTTTACAAACTAGCAGCAAGAGCTGAAAGAGTTTATATTGCAGGAGATGATGACCAAGCAATATTTGAATGGAATGGTGCAAACGTAAAAGATTATATAGAGTTTCCAGGTCGTAATTATATTTTAAAACAATCACATAGAATACCAAAAGTCGTACATGATTTTAGTGGTTACATTTCCGACATGATTAAGCCGAGAGTTGTAAAAGAATTTTTACCATCAAGTAAAGAAGGACATATAAGAACTCACTCATCATTTTTAGATATTGTAGACATGATTAGTCAATCAGGTGGTGACTGGCTCATACTTGGAAGAACACAAGAAATAGTAAAAGAGTTAGAAGACCTTGCACGTAATGCGGGAGTA